ATCAGCCTGAAGTAGCCTCTTGTTGTACACAGTCACGTTACCGCTTGCTGCGCCGCTATCCGCCACAGTTACCGTAAACACATTGGAGTTTGTTACAGTCACTTGGTAAGGATTGTCGGTCAAGTCCCAGTCCAAGTACGCCCACTGACCAGTAGACAAGCCGTGGCCTGCCGCAGTCACGGTTGCAGTGGTTGTAGTGCGTGTGTACGTGCCAGCAATTGAGGTATTTTCGACAAAAGCCGAATAACCTGTTGCGCCAGAAAACGGAAAAATAGTTGCGCCTTTTAAGCGGGTCCGAGATGAAATCATTAACCCCGAAACTGCCGCGTGCTGCGATTTAACGTCCGATTGCATCGACATAATCAATCTCCTTTAAAACAGGGGCCGAAGCCCCTGAGATCAATTAAGCGTCAGCGAATGGTGTGGCAACAACGCCAGAACCCAGCAACGTGCCGGTAACCATGTACTTGTTGGCAGCAACCACGGTCACAGTAACAACCGAACCAGCAGCGCCACCAGTGGTAGTGCCGTTCAGGTTGATTACATCGTTGGCAGCAGCAGGAGCGTAGCCTGTGGTTGCGCCAGCAGCGTCAGTAGCAACCATCAGAATGGAGCCAACAAACTTGTCAGTGCCGTCGGTCTTGATAGCCACGGCAGTGGCAGCGGTCTCAATGACAAACGTGTAGCTGGTGCCCACGTTGTTAGAAGTGCTGGGGTCTTGGCCGGGGCCAGAGGTCACAGGGTTTGCTGTGGCATTGATGGTTGGCAGCGTGATGATCAGCGTAGCGTCATTGGTACGAATGGTCTTGCCAGCGTACGAAGCCACATCCAGAGTAACGGTATTGGTGCCGTTAGCCAGATTGACAATAGAAGCGGGTCCTTGGGTGATGAAGCCAGCCAACGAACGGACTGGGCCTTGGAAAGTAGTCAGAGCCATGATGATTCCTCACATGCGAGTTGAGGCGTCCTGTCTGCATGTCGTCGGCCCGGAGCCGTCAGGAACGCCGGAAAGTCCGGGGTTGGGGCAATATATCAGGTGGGGGTGGGGGCGTCAACGTATTTGAAAAACCATCCTGCAAATTTTCCTTTGAGTAGTGGTTGTCCGGATTTCAACGCACGGTTAATGGTGGGCGGCTTTAACCCTGTCAACAGTCGAATATGCGTGATGCTGGTAGCGTGAATCTCAGAGCCCGCCGCAGTGGTCGCAATGACTGGGCGCGACATTTTGGCCTTGGCCTCCTTGGTGTGAGTGCGCCCAGTCCAGTGCTTATGGCTGCGCCCTGCTTCGATGTTGGCCCTGATCTTGGCTTTGCCAGCCTCGGATACCTTACGACCTTCAGCTTTTGGTATGCCGCGCTGTGCTGCACCAATCTTTTCGCGCACCTCCGGCGCAATCTCTTGCCCAAACCGATAGTGCTCCGAGCCTGCGGCTTTGCCGGTCCTGCTCTCGCTCAATTTTTGTTTTGAAGCCTCTGACATTGGGATGCCAAGGCGCGGGGCCTCGGCTCCTGTGTTGATGTTGTAGCAGTCTGATAAGCCAACATGCTGCGCCAGCCAAACATCTTCGGCTTTAAGTTGACTCTCTCCTTCTGGTACATCTTCCAGCACCTCAAACACAAACATGTCTTCGCCGTACTTATTCCACGCAGCCTGCAGCCGAGGGTTTTTGTGTGTGCCGCGTTTTAAGTCGTACCGATGCTGCCACTCACGGCGGGCAAATGAGTTTGCGCTCCCGATGTAGTACTTGCCATTTGCCATGTTGGTGATTCGATAGATGACTGCCATACGGACTCCATGGTTGGTGATCTACAAACCGTTTCGTAAAAGTTTACGAATTGCGGTACAAATCAAAGGAACGATTCCAGTATAACACTCTTTGGGTTTGTATCGTAAACAGCCGTAAAAAAGGCCCCGAAGGGCCTCTTTTAGATACTTGAGTATCAAGCTCCGGGGGAGCCATACACACCGAGTGGGTCAGAAACGCCGAAACTGTACCTTTCGCGTGCTTTGTATCTCACGTTACCCGTATCGAAATCCCCGTCCATGGAGTTCGCCAAAGGCGAGCGAACGAAGTGCTTCAGACCGTTAGGCACATCAGTCAACAGGAACCAAGCGTTGGTGTCAGTCAAGAAGTTGTTGACTGTGTAACCACCGGGGATGGAGCCGTTGTTCTTGATGGCGTTGATATCGTTGTCGGCAGTGCCAACGCGGAGTTCAGTTTCCAACAAGCGAGTTGCAACGAATTGCAGGGCAGGCGGAACCACCAGCTTCTTTGGCTTAGCTGCGATCAGCAGGCCGCGCTCGTCTGTCCAAGCTGCGATCTGAATGACTGCGTTTTCCAACGAAGTCTCGTTCAGGTCGGCTGCTGTGGCAGGGCGGTTGCTGTTGACGCCACCGGAGACCAGAGGGTGCTGAGTCGAGAACAAGGTCACGCCGTCACCGTAGTTGGGGCCTGTGAAACCAGTGTTCAGGATGGCTGCTGCCTTGACCTGCTTGGTGTAAGCCATACCACGGGCCAGAGCTTTGGTGTATCGGCTGGACAAGCTGTCATACAGGTTGTCTTCGATAGCCTCTTCAGTGATGGAGAAGCCCAAAGCGATGGTCTCGTGAGTGTAGCGAGCTGTGAAAGCTTCCTGCGCGTTGTCATAAGCGATGGCAGCGCCTTCGTTCTTGACAGGAGCGGCGGAGAAGCCGGACAGCTTGGTTTCCTCTTCAAAGCTACGCTCCGAAGATTCGGTCTCGTAGATTTCCTTGTGCTGCTCGCCGTACTTAGCGTACTCCAGACCGAACAAGGCGTTCAAGCCGGGGAGCAGTTCTTTCAGCAGTTGTGCGCGTGAAATAGCCATGATTTAGCTCCTTATTAGACGCCGGTCGGGTTGAGGTACTGATGACCACCTGCCAACGAGACAGAAGCAGTTTCAGCGGTGAAGTCGATGGTGATCGCGGCGGAAGGTGCGTTCCACTTGCAGATCAATTCGACGAAGTTGCCAGACGAGTTGGCGGTGTCCACAACCACGTCAACGATGCGGATAGGCAGCGTAGCGGTGGTAGTAGCGCCAGCAGCGGTGTAAACACCGATCTTGCTGTCACCAGAGGTGGTCGAGCCAGCGTTCTGGACCAAAGCGGCGTTGCTGCCAATAACGGTACGACCCAAGTATGCGGGGAGCAAACCGGAGGCGGTGTCATCGGCGGTAGTGCCAGCGACCAAGACGGCCTTGAACAGGACATCTGGATCATCCACAACGTAAGCCACGGCATCAGAAGCCACAGTGCCGGTGGGCCAGAACTGTTGGAATTGCAATTGCTTGGTGGATGGGTTGGTGAACGAGCAGCCCATGAAGATACCCACAGGGGTAGCTGTAGAGGTGCCGGTGTCTTTTTCAATGACACCACCAGAAACGATCTTGACCACGTCGCCGTAGAAGATGTTGGCTGCATAGCCGCTCGCAATGCTAAGAGTGCGAGTCGAGCCAGCGTACGGTTGACCGCCGATCAGATTGACCGGTTTCAGTCCGTAGGGAGCAGAAACGACAGGATATGTCATAGGATTTCTCCGTTATTTAGAACCTGAACCAAACCCACGGCCCTTGCTCGTACGTGAGTCACGCTCACTGAACAGGGGCATACGCGGGTCACTATTGCGCATGAAGTTGTTGTCCACAGAATCCACCTGCGCCTCGGCTTGTTTTTGGTAGTACTCGTCACGGGCAGCCATCATTTCTGTTGGTGCACGGCAGAGCATCAAACCGCCAACTTCCACATTACCTTCCTTGTTGCCTTGCAGCATCAATTCTGGGTGGTCGCTTGCTTTAACGGGTTCCCATCCATCACGCATCTTTTTGGACACGTTGGTTGGGTCCGGTTGTCCCATGATTGCGGTAGCAATCCATCGGAAAGCAACACCCGGTTGTGGGTCGGGCGCGGGCAAGGTGCTGGGGGGCACATACACTGCACGCATGGATTTTTCGCGTGACACCAAGTCACGATTTGTACGAGCATCAGCCATTTCGGTTCTCCATTTTCAACAGTTCAGCAGCGTATTGCTGCGGGGTAAGACCAAGTTTTTTTGCCAACGCCACTTGGGTGCTGGTTAACTTGACTTTGCTTGCGCCCGACGTGCGGGTTACAGCAGCCACCACTGTAGGTTTTCGTGGAGTAGCCGAGGATGTCTGACCGGAGTCTTCCACGCGGGTTTGCGTGAACGCCTCTGGAAACTTCTCTCGCAAGCGAGCGTCGATATGCTCGTAGTAGGCGTCGCTTCTGGGGTCAACGCCGTTGTTGCGCAATTTTAGGTCCAGTCCCAGCGCGTAGCTGGTCAAGTCCTCGAATCCCTCAGCACCAAACCACTGGTTTTTTTGCTGCCAGCGCAGTGACTTTTCGTCAGGCTTGGAGGCTGCGGGTTGCGATGGGTTGATTTGTACATCACTTTCACGCTCTTGTAAAGGTACTGGCTTGAAATTTTTTGCACTTTCAAGTTTTAACTTCGCGTCGAGCATCTTTTCCTGCGCGGCCATCATGGCGTCGTTGTCGTACGCCTCCTGTGCAGACTTGTACTCACGGCGAGCTGCGTCGAGCTCCATCTCCGCGTTCTTCGTCATGGTTTGGGCGTAAGCCTCGGTACCGGTGTTGACGTATCCGCGCAGCTTTTTGTTCTCTTCGATCAACTGCTGGGCCACGCGCAGGGCTTCTTCGCGCTCACGAACAGCGGCTTCCTTGGCCCGACGCTCATCGTGACGTGCGTGGGTCAGCTCTTTGATGCGCTGCTGGGAGCGGGCACCGTACTCTTCGAGCTCGTCTTCGGTTGGGTCCTCAACCTTCTTGTTCAGCGGCTGTCGGCCGCGATCTGCAGGGGGTGTGTCGTCAACGATCTCGACTTCAAAGTCTTCTTCGTCGGCCCCCGTATTGGGTTTTTTGTCCTCGACTTCGTCGGGGAACTTAAAGTTATCTGGGTCCATGATCTCTCCTTAAACGCGCATGATGCCGCGAGGGTCTTGCACAACGGCGTCGATCTGGTCGTCGTTCAACAACCGGAACTCACTGCCAAAAATCTTGAAGCGGGTACCTGCATACGCACGCACCATCACAAAGTCGCCTTCTTTGCACCACGGGCCGGAGGGGAATTTCTCCTTGTCGCTGTACGCTTCGGGACCAACTTTGAGCACCATCAGAACGACCGTCGTCTGCTCTTCCACCCGCATGACCGAGTCGGCCTTGAGGATGCTGGAGTTCTCAAACGTGTTCTTGGCGGTGGGGATTGCACACAAGATGCGCCAGCCGGTTGGGTCCGGTAGCATGCGTGCTTTTTCGGCAGGGGATGCGTCTTCGTCAGGCATCTGAACCGTTTCGATCACAGGAGAGTCGAGTGTTTCACTCATTTTTTTCACTTTCACAGAGGCGTAGCAGACCGTGCTACGAGCGGCCCGTTGACCAAACGGGGAGCTGAGGTCAATTCAAGTCGTCGTCCATGTCGCCATTGGCTTTGCGGGCGGCGTGCACGATGTCCAAGATGTGGCGTTCAGCAACCGCCAGACCTCGAATGACACCGCACAGTTCTTTGTACGCAGGAAAATCCTGACAAGCGCGGAGATGGAGCTCGACGCAGCTCGCCGTGAGTACAAGTCTGCACAGGAGGCGTACGACAACGACGCCATGATGGCCGCGCAGGAAAAGATGC